TCTTTTCAGATTTCAAGAAGTCAAGAATCATCTTTCCAACGTAGGCGTCTTGGTCGCGCCAAAACTTAACCAGCTCGTATGCCTCGTCATAGTGGTCAGGCTCAAACTCAATTTGAATAGCTTTCTTAACGCCATCTGCCATATCTTGAAGCTGGTCGTCCACATCCTCTTCATCGAGTATTGAGTAGTCTACCTCCTCTTCGGGTTGCCAAACATCCAAGCCCCAGTCTTTGAGTTCTTCAGCATCCCAAGTATTCGCCAACTCGTCCCAGTCCCATTCTCCGAAGCCTACGTTGTCTTTGATTATGAACTCGCGCTGCTTTTCTTGTGACCAGTCCACGACCTCAACTGGCACCTCTTTCCAACCGGCTTCTTGCATTGCCTTGAGCCGCATATTACCGCCCAAGACTACCATCTCTTTGTTAACGACTATCGGCCGCACGTTAGCCATCTCAGGAAAGTCCCGAAGGCTCTGAACCAGCTTCTTGAATTTATCGTCCTTGATGTAACGCGGATTCTCCGAGTTGGGTCTGACCTTACTTATTGCTACGCTTTCCACGTGTCTTCGGTTTGTTGGTTTCGTAATAGTTCAATAGTGCTAAACTCATCAACTGCGGAGTTTTCCCACAGGTAAAACAGACCTTCGCCTTCGGGTCGATGTATGACCACGCTTCTTGGTATAGGTTCTGCTCATCTCGCGTTATCCGCCCTGAGAACTGACCCTTGCTCATCTTGGTGATTTGCTCCAGTCTCTCAGCTATAAATAGCAAAAGTTCGTTTTTGTCCATCATATCTCAAATCTCCACATCAAACGTTCAAACAAGATAGCCAACATCGGCACATACAGAAGAGCCTCTACTCCGTGAAATCCTGACAGGATAACACCGAACCAAAACGACATACATAACCGACACGAAAAAGGTTTAGCCTCTACTCCGAGTAGCTGGTCAACTGCCAAGACTTCAATCCAAAGGTAGCTTAATACGCTCGCGGATAATCCGCTCAAGATGTATTCCATAATAATTGTCTCTTAGGGTTTCAATTGCTTTGTTGACGGTGTTGCCGATGGACTTGTAAGGGATGTCAACCTTCTTGGCAACCTTCCGATAGCTGCCTTCCTCAAGCCATAGTTTCAAGACCTCGCGCTCGTACCAATGAAGTTCCTCCATCAGCGTCTCAATGAGTGAAATGTCGGCTTCCTTCTCCCAGTCGTAATCCTCGCGGTCGTGGTCAACCTCTTGGTGGTTGTGGCGGTTGTAAAGTTTATTGAATGATGACCTCGGACTGGTCGCCATTGTTATCATCGCTCTCACGACGTAGAATCTCAGGTAGCCGCCTTCGTTAATCTGTTTCCACTTCTCGTCAGGCATCTCCAGTATCTGAAGGGTAATCTCTTGGATAAGGTCGTCAGGGCATTCGCATAGCTTCTGCGCGAGTTCATACAACTCCTTGTCAGATAGTAGGTCGATTGCCGCTTGGTCTTTCACGCGACTAATGTAAAACAATTTTGTTTAACGTAAACCATGTTCCCTTTCGTGGCAAGCCCAGCAAAGCACTTTAAGGTCAGATAGTAATTCGTTTCCGAGTCTTTCGTAGGTCAAATGATGGACTTGCAATCGGTGCTTGATTCCGCAAACTTCGCATTGTGCGCCTCGTTGCTGAAGGACTCTCGTTCTTTTTCTTTGCCAGTCATCGGAGTTAAGGTAAGATTGATAACCTCCGCCAGTCATTGACTGAATAATTTCCTTGATGTGTCTTGGTCGTCCCATTAGAAAGGTGCTTGATTAAATTCGTTAGATGGTCGCATTATCTCGTTGACGTTTTCAAACCTTGTACATTCGTGCCTGAATCGCATCTCAATATCTCCGCAAGCCCCGTTTCTGTTCTTTGCAATTATTACGTAAGCAACTCCAAAAAGTGATCCGTCCTCTTTGTCGTAATACTCAGGACGGTAAATAAACTCAACTATATCTGCATCCTGCTCTATTGCTCCTGAGTCTCTGAGGTCTGAAAGTAGTGGTTTATGACTGCCTCCTCTTGTTTCTACGGCTCGCGAAAGCTGAGACAAACAAACGACAGGAACGTTCAAGTCCTTTGCTAGCATCTTCAATGCCCTAGATACTTCGCTGACCTCTTGCTCCTTCGACCTTCCATTTGCGACCTTGTGGTTAATCAGTTGAAGGTAGTCGATATAGACCGCATCAAGTTTCCCTTTCATCTTCAGCTTCTTGCACCGCGTCCGAATACCGCTAAGCGTATAGACATCGTCAACTATCATCAGGTTATCATTAGTCAAATAACCTACTTGCTCATTGTATCTGTGCCATTGGTCAGGGTCTAATCGTCCCGTTCTTATTTCACTCAAAGGTATTCCAGTATGAATACTGACGAGCCTCTGCATTAACTGCTCCGCGCTCATCTCTAAGCTAAAGAATATAACCTTTTTGTTGTCCTCAAAAGCTATGTTCATCGCCTCGCAAAGTGCTTGCGCGGTCTTTCCCATTGCTGGACGCGCGGCTTTTATTATCAGGTCTGAATTTTGTCGGCCACCATAAACTCTGTCCAAGTCTTTAAAGCCAGTCTTTAGACCAGTTATTCCACTCGTTCGGCTTGCTAGTTCCATTTTTTTGGTAACTGCGTTGACCAGTTGCATATTGGTATTGCTCTTTCCAAAGTCAACCATTGAGACAATTCGTTCTGCCTCGTTCATTAGGTACTCATTAGTTTCAAATGGGTCTTGGCGCATGTCTCCAGCGCGAGTGACCAAAGACATTCCAAGAGTTGACTGCTCCCGTTTTACCTCGTGTTCTTTTAGAAGTTGGCAATGCTCGTAAAGTGCCGAACCCGAATCCATGTAATCTATCAGGTCGGTTATGTTGCATGGTAACTCCGTTTGGTTTACTCTTTGCTGAAGAATGACAAGGCTTATTTTCGAGCCGCTTTCATATAGCTTTTTAAAAACCTTAAATATGTTCTGAACGTACTGATCAATAAACGAGTTTTCGCTGATGATTTCGCTGACCTCAACAAACTGGTCAGGGTTTGCAATCAGGCTACCAATTACTTGTTTCTCAATGCTCATATCAAGTTCGGTTTAAATTTCTCTTTCTTAGTTGCATTTGGAAGTTCAGGGTCTAACCAAGTTCTGTCCTTAAGGTAGTTCAATGGTTTCTTTCTGAATTTCACATCAGGAGTTGAATTTACATACTTTGGAACGTGTTCCAATATCTTGGCGTGTTCTGCTCGTTCAATGTTCAGCCATTCACGCTGACAAGGTATCTTATCAACTTGCTTTCCGTAGGCTTCAAAGAAAATGTCGAAATCGTTACCTATTTGACAAGTATCTTCATTTTCAATTTCATCTTCAGTATGGTTATTGATAGGTTTACCTAATGCTAAACCACTAGGTTTTACACTTGCTTTAGGTCTGCCACCTTTTGAACCGTTCTTTCTTCTTGATTCAGAAAACTTAGCGCGTTTTTCAATCTCATCTTCAAGACGTTCGTTAAACCATTTCCCGTCCGCGTCAATGCTAAACTTTGCTTTTAGGTTATCCGAGACGTTACCTACCAAAAACCTAATGGTTTTCTCGTCCATCCTTCCAGTTTGGTGCATTACTGATAGGATTGTAATGTACTGACCGCGCTCCTCCATAGTCATTGTCAACGTTCCCGTTATCCAATCTTGCGCGTAAAATAAAAATGCTGGGTCTTTAGCCATAATAAAAGAAAGGGGTTGGCGTTGACTGCGCCCCTCCCGTTCAGCCGCTCAAGTAGCTGACCGTTCGTTTTAACCCCGTAAGATAGTTTCTTCATTCTTGAGCATTTAGGTAAACGCTTGTCAGGCGTTCATTATAGATAGCAAATATACAAAATTGTGCCAATTAGTCCACCCTTTCGTAACCGAAAATAAACATAATTATGTCGAGCAATACAATCAAAAGTCTCATCAGCAGCAATCGTCACATACCCAAACTGGTTCAGGCTTTGGTGGTTCGACCTTCTTCGGTGGCTCGTCTGTAAGTATAGCGTAAGGCGGATACGCCAACACCATAAAGGTGTAGATGTAGCAGAGTGTTCTCATCGATAGTTCTCGTTTATCTTGGTTAGCAGGTAGTCGTTAACTTGAAGTCCGAACTTCACCGTCTTGACCGAATAGATGATGGTGGCATGGTCGCGGTTGAATAGCCGACCGATTTCCATAAGCGTGTAACCTCGGTGGTGGAGTTGCTCGTACACCTTGTAGATGGCATACTGTCTCGCGATGACCGTATTTCGATGACGGTTCTTGCTCGCCATTTCAGAGTACCCGATGCCGCTTGCACGTTCGACCTTGGCGATGATGTCCTTTGCCTCTTCCTTGATTGTGGTCCCTCGGACACCGTTCACGCAGTCGATGATAGGCTGAACGTTCGCCCCAAAGTATCCCTTGTGAAGTTCCAGCACTTCAAGTAACTGTGACCTCATTTCGTCCGTGAGTTTAATTGTCATCCTTGCTATATTTAACGATGTGGATACTCTCACCGAATCGGTTCGTCACCTTTATCCGTTGCTTTTTAATTGGGAAACCTTCCTTTTCTAACGCGATGATGCGCGATGAAAGTTCAAAGATTCCTAATTCGTTCAGAGCCGACAGTCGTGTAATCGACCGACCCAGTTCTAACTGCTCCCGCAGCCTTGCTACTTGATTTGATTTCATTGTCTGTTAATGTAGTTGATTATTGTTTCCTGTGTTCTTACGCTCACCCGTTGCCCAGCAAAGTAGGCATAAACGGTCTGCGTTGACAATCCCGTGTCTTTAGCTATCCGATATGCGGTTATGCCTTTGGCATTTGCCTCCGCAATTACCTCTTCAATCTTGACCAAATAAAGCATCTTCTTCTATTTGGACGGTGTAACAATCAATGCACTCGTTGCTGTTGTTCGGTGCGTGCTTATCAAAGTTCAATTCTCCGCAAGTCTCGCACTCGTAACATTCGCAGTCATCGCATTCCCTGACCTTGCGACCGCAGCATTCGCGGTATGTCCAGTTGTCTATTCGGTATTCCATTGCTCTTGTTTTTGCTCGCGTTACGGATGCGCGACCCCCGTTTGATTACTTGTTGCAAAGTATGTATTCAATAACCTTCTTTTCGCTATCAGGAAAAGTTACTCCTTCGTAGATAAACCTTGTTGATAGTTTGCTGTTTAGCTTCTTCCCTATGGTGGAAATTGAACTAACCGTGTATGGTTCGTCATCAATAACAAACTCCCAAGTATTCTCGTATCTCTCGTTTGGAATTGACACATCTCTACTGACTATTCTTGAAGTAAAGTCTACCTTCAGCTTTTCCCCTTTAACTATTACTGTCTTTTTCATCTCTCTTGTTTGATGCTTCAAATATAATAAACTTTTGAATATCCAAAACATTTGATGAAATTTTTTTTACTCCAGTTCTTTGACCTTCTTCCGATAATAGGCAAGTTTCTCCTCCAGTTCCCAATTAGCGAACTTCACCGTGGTCAGGCTGAGTTGGTGCATCTCTTCGGCAAGTCCTTCGCGTTCTCTGTCCAAGTTCAAGCCGAAGTCATATTGTCTGCCTTGCTGGTGAATATTACACCCGTAGCATTGCGGTCGGCAGTTATCCTCATGCCATCTCGTGGCGTATCTTGCTCTGCTCATAAAGTGACCGCATTGCATTTTCTTCCACTCGTAACTCCTTCCGCAAGTGTAGCACTCGCAGTATCCATCAAGATTAACCGCCCTCAACCGAATGAATTGGCTGAAGGCGGTGTCTAAATCGTGGATAATCTTAGAACGGGAGGTCGCTTTCTTCGGCAACTGTCTGCGCTTTTGCTTTAACCTCCTCCTTCATCTTAGGTTCAAACGTATCAACAGAAACGTATAGTTTACCAGCTGTTGACTGTTTGATTTGCATCCGAAGTTCAAGACCTTCCTTGCCTTCCTTCAGATGCTCATCGTTGTCGTTGAGCCATTTCATCAACTTCGTTGCGTTGATGGTCATGTTTGCCTTCACCCATTCGGGCGCACTACTGGACGGAGTATAAACGT